GCTGTCGTCCAACGTCTCGCGCGGTTCGGGCGGTTCGTCGGGCGGCTTCTCTGCCGGTAACGTGGCCGCTGCTACCAACGGCACTCAGCGGGCCTTCACCGAAGCCCTGCTGAAGACTGTGCTGGCCTCGGCGTTCAATAACGGTGCGCGTCCCTCGCAAGCCTATATGAGCGCCACCCAAAAGCAGCAGTTCTCGGCCTTCACCGGCATTGCTGACATCCGTAAGGATGCTGGCAACGGCCAAGCTACCATCGTGGGTGCTGCTGATGTCTATGTTTCGGACTTCGGTGCTATCTCGACGGTTCCGGTCCAGTATGGCCTGACCCGCGACGTGCTGCTGATCGACCCGGAATATTGGGCGGTTGGCACCCTGCGTCCGATGAAGGATGAGATGCTGGCCAAGGTCGGTGACGCGATGCCGTTCCAAATCATCGCTGAAAAGACCCTGATCTGCCGCAACCAACGCTCTTCGGCTGTCATTGCCGACCTGAGCTAATCGACGGAGGGGGCGGGGAAACTCGCCCCCTTTTTCCTACCAACAACTGAAAGGGCTACACATGGCCAAATCACAAGCCGAATTCCGGGGCGCTGACGCCGGGGCCGTCGCTGTAAAAGACGACCCCATCGTGAACGTCCGCGTTCTTAAAAAGGGCGACGGCAAGGTCAGCACGGGCGCTCACTCGAACCGTGGCGGCGAAGAGCTTTATGAGTATGGCGACCACTTCGAGATTGCCAAGTCGATTGCGGACGAACTCGAAGACCGTGGCTATGTCGAGATTGTCGAGGCTGCTAAAAAGTGAGCGGCTGGCGGTTCGGTCATCAAGATAAGGACGGAATCGTCAAGCATTGGCGACCGGACGGAAGCGGTGGCGTTGAGGTCCGCATCTCGCAAGATGTCGCGCCGCTGCTAGACCGCAACCGGGCGATGGCGACACACAATGACGGCTATAGCGAAAGCCGGGAGATGCGCCGTGTGGCGTCGGTTCCGGCTATCGTCCGTCAAAAGTGGCTGATCGAGGAGGGATGGGATATGATGGACCCATCCCACGCCGATAAACTGGCCCGAAAGCTTAATGACCCTGACTGGTCCTATCTCCGCACGGCACCGGGCCGCGTCGGCGTTTCTAACGGGGTGATGAGATGAGCCTCGATACATATGCGGGCCTGAAAGCAGCGATTGCCTCAACGCTGAATAAGACGAACCTGACGGCATCAATCCCGGATTTCATCACGCTGGCGGAAGCGGTGATGTCGCGGGAGATTTCGTCAATCGGGCAANTCGATAACTACGCTGACGTTGAGGTCGGAGAGGAAGGCTGGGGCCTGCCNTTTAGCGCCGATGAAGTGGCGTCNGTNACATACAACGGCATCCCGCTGACCTATCTCTCGCCAGACAGGGTGGGGGAAGTGGTCAACACAAACCCCGGCTTTTATACGATTGACGGGTCAACGCTGAAGGTCGCTCCGGCTGGCACCGTGACCATCCGAATGACTAAATCGTTCTGCCCGCTTTCGTCATCCGTGCCTTATAACTGGCTGCTCCGCTCGCACCCAGACGCCTATCTTTACGGTTCGCTGATGCAAGCCGCGCCTTTCCTGCGTGACGATGAACGCATTCCCGTTTGGGGAAACTTTTTCGCCAGCGCAATTGATAGTATTAACCAACGCGAAATCCGTCGTCAGATTGGCGGGATTATTCGTATGCAAGCGGGTCCGACGCCATGACCGTAGCTATCACTTACTCGGGCGCTGCCCCTACGGTTGGCGCGAGTGCTGACACATGGGGAACGACCATCAATGTGAACGCGCTGGCCCCGATCAAGGTCGATCTGGATGCACTGGCGGTTCAATCGAACGCTGACAATGCGCGGGTTACGGCCATTGAGGCTGCGGACCTGAAAACGGTTCATACTGGTGACATCAAGTTCGGCCTGTATTCGGTCGCGCCGTCTGGATGGGTCAAGGCTAACGGCGGAACGATTGGCAATGCGTCGTCCGGGGCAACGCGGGCTAACGCTGACACGGCGGCGCTGTTTTCCCTGCTTTGGGACTTGAACGCGACGGATTCGCCTATCCTGACTTCGGCGGGTGCTGCGTCAACGCGCGGCGCAAGTGCGGCGGCTGACTATGCGGCGAACAAGCGCCTTACGGTTCCTGATTTCCGTGGCGAGTTTGTGCGCGGTCTGGATGATAGCCGTGGGGTGGATGCCTCGCGTCGGCTTGGCTCGGCACAGGCGGGAGATATTGAGGCGCACACGCACCTGATTTCGCCTGTTGCGTCTAGCAGCGATGCTGGCGCGGGCTATACGGCCACGGGTTCGGGCGGGGTTGAATCAATCTTTCCTTACGATTCCGGCTCTTTTGGCGGTGCGGAAACCCGTCCGCGAAATGTTGCAGCGCTGGCGGTGATTAAGCTCTAATGCTTATCCCGCTGGACATCCCGCCCGGCGTTTATCGGAACGGGACCGACTATTCATCGCGCGGTCGGTTCAATGACGCGGACCTGTGGCGCTGGTTTGAGAACACGCAACGCCCTATCGGCGGATGGCGTCTTAAATCGACACAGACGGTCACTGGCAAGGCGCGAGCTATCCTGACGTGGCTGGATAACTCTAGCCAAGCATGGACCGCTATCGGCACGGAGCAGGGCCTTTACGTCTATACCCGTTCGGGTGTGCGCCATACGATCACCCCGGCGGGATTTGTGGCGGGTAACGCCAACGCGACCACGGGCGGTGGTTACGGGACGGGAACCTATGGCACGGGCGTTTATGGCGTTCCGCGCCCTGATTCGACTAACACCATTCCGGCTGATGTCTGGACGCTTGACACATGGGGCGAGTATCTGGTCGCTTGCTTCAAGGGCAAGATTTACGAATGGACGCTCAACGTCGCTAACCCGGCTGTTTTGATCGGGACGGCTCCCCTGCCGGAAGCGATTATCTCAACTGAGGAGCGGTCGCTGTTTGCCCTTGGGGCTGATGGAGACCCGCGCTCGGTCAAATGGTCTGACCTTGAGGACAACACGGACTGGACGCCTTCTGCGACTAATCAGGCGGGCGGAAAGCGGCTTCAAACGGACGGGCGGCTGCTTTGCGGAAAGCGTATCCGGGGCGGATTGCTTCTATTCACTGACACTGACGTTCATCTGGCGACCTATGACGGCTTGCCCTACGTTTATCGGATTGAGCGGCAAGCGACGGGCTGCGGGCTGATTTCCAAGCAAGGCGTGGCGGTCACTGGCGCTGGCACCTATTGGATGGGCGCTAACGGGTTCTGGGTCTATAACAGTGGCGTTCAGCCGCTTCAGTGCGATGTCGGGGACTATATCTTCTCGGACATCAACCAAAGCCAACGCTCGAAAGTCGCGGCGGTTCACAATAGCCAATATGGCGAAGTGTGGTGGTGCTATCCATCGGCGGCGTCGATTGAGATTGACCGCTATGTCTCGTTTAACTATCGCGAAAACCATTGGAGCATCGGGTCGCTTGTGCGGCTTTGCGGGACTGATCGCGGGGTTCTGCCTTATCCGCTGATGGTGGGAAGTGACGGCTCGCTTTATGAGCATGAAGTCGGAACGCTTCGCGACGGTCGCTCGCCCTATGCCTTGTCCGGGCCGGTTGAGATGGGGAATGGTGAAACGACGATGGATGTCGAGACCGTCATTCCCGATGAACTGGCGCTCGGTGACGTGGTGGTGAGCTTCACGACAGGTGACTGGCCCTTGTCGCCTGATGAGATATTCGGCCCCTATGCCGCGTCGGAAAAGACGGACGTGCGCTTTAATGCGCGGCGGGTGGCGATAAAGCTGGTTGCTACGCCCGATCAGGATTTTCGGGTCGGGACGTTCAGGGTTGAAGCTAGTCCGGGAAGCCCGCGATGAGCCTTCCTTACGCGCCTTCGGCCTATAGCCAATCGGATGAAAACACGGCGCGGGCGGAAATGCAGCGCGAGCTTGATCGGCGTCATCGGCGCGGGATTGACATTGAGCTTGCGTCTGATCGCCTGATACTTCGCTCTCCGAACGGCTCGCGGTTTGCACTAGCGGTTAGCAATGCAGGGGTTTTGTCCGCTGTCGCTCTCTAAGTGGATTGGCGAGGCTCTAGAAGGCTCCGGCTGGTCAGTTTTGGAGATACTGGAAGGCGTCGAGCGCGGCGACTTCTATTTGTTCATGCACGATGAAGGATGCATGGTCGGAGAGTTCATTGTCAGCCCGCGTCACAAGGCGATGCATATTTTCGCGGCTGGCGGAACGCTTAAAGCAATGTCGGACCTTGGCCCTACGGTCGAGGCATTTGGTCGGCTTCATAACTGTGACATGACGTGTGCGACGGGCCGCAAAGGCTGGTTGCGATATGCACGAAAACACGGATATTCACCGGGTGAGCCGGTTATCTGGAAGGAACTATAGATGGCCATTTCGGGCACTGGTAACAAAAACAAAAGCCGTTCGTCGAATACGTCTAACCAGACGCAGACGAATACGCTTTCTGACCGGGCTGTCGGGATGCTTAATCAGGGCATCGCGGATGCNAGCGGTCGGACCTATCAGCGGTTCAATCCGGGCGACATTGCTCAATATCAGTNGCCTTACACGCAAAGNGTNATTGANGCGTCNNTTGGCCAAGCNGACCGGCANGACGCTATNGCTCGCAATGCCCAGATGTCGGACTTCGCAAAGTCGGGGGCTTTTGGTGACAACCGCCGGGGCATCTATGAGGCTGAACTGGCGGGCAACCAATCGCGTGACCGTGCGGCTATGATCGCGGGCCTCAATGACCGTGCCTTCGGTCAAGCGCGAGACGTGGCGCAGGGCGAAAGCCAGAACGCTAATCAATACGATCTGGCGATTCAGCAACTTCTGGCGCAACTGCGCGGGCAGTTTGCAAACGAAGGCACCCAGACCATGCAGGGTTCTAGCCTTACGAAAAGCACCGGCTCGGGCTATAGCATGGGCGGTTCGTGGACGCCTAAGTTTGGGTTCAATGGTTCGTAAGTCGGGATTGATTTAATGGCTCTTCTTGATCGCCCCGGCCAGCCGCAGCGGTATAGCCTGCTCGCGCCTGACGTGATGAACCTTATCCAATCGGGCGGGCCTCGCGTTGCCCCGGCTCC